CCCAGCATTTGATGGGTGGTAGGCTGGCTATGATATAACTCATCGTTGATACTTCAAGGTTAGGAAGGTGCGCAGGGGATTGTCCACACCAGGAGCCAGTTCATCCAGGAACTCACTCCAGGTCATGGTACGACCATTCACCATCCAACCGTGTTGATGTGCCTCAAGCGGTCGCATGGTATTGTATATGTTGTGACAGGTGGCCTCACGGGCCAGGTCAGGATCAAATTGTGTGCTCATGGTGCTTTATTTATTCGCATGCTAACCAGCTGGATTGAAACTCTTCTTCCAGGCCGGCAGGTTGGTGTCATCCCGACCTCGGTACAGTTGATCACGCTGGCGTGCCATGCGCTGTTGTGGATTGAGATTGTCCCAGGGTTCAGCAATGCCCTGCAGGCAGGCCAAGAGTGCGTATCGGGCTGAGTCAATGCAGTCGTCTGGGTCTGAGAATCGGCCCTGTGTGTCCACATAGTAGTTCTGTGCTTCACGCAGGAATTCTGTGCAGTTTTCATTGACCATGAGGCTGCCCACTTCCAGCATCTGTCGCATCTGGTTGATGCCGTAGCTCTTGTGATTGGTCACACGACCTTGTGCGTCTGGAGGATTCATAATGGCATTGGGTGCCACATTGAGTTCATACTGTTCAAACAGTTCGCGTATGGAGGTGCTTGACATTGTGTAGCGTCCTTGTGTGTTGGCATCTGATGGCAGCACAATGGGTGTGCCATACACTTCGGGTCTCAAGAGGTGATTGATGTACTGTGTGGGCACAGCTTCTTCTATGCCCTGCACCACTATCTGACGATGCAGCCAGGCCGAGCGTTCGTATGGATCCCAGTACATCAAACTGATCACAGTTTTGTCGTTGACCAAGCCCAGGTCCAAGGCGATCACTCGTGCGATGTTGCGCATTTCCTGGAATGGTATGTCGCCAGTTCGATATGTGGGCCATGTGCGTATCTGGAACACCGCGCCCTTGCCCATGATGGGCTTGCCTTGTATGCGAGCATCGCGTTCGTGTGGCAGGTAGTCGCGTTCCAGCTGCTGCCGTGTGGTGTGTAATAGGAATGGTTCACCCCAGGGATCGTATTCGGGCACATCTGCCCATGACACACGAATGTAATCGTAGCCCTGTTCACGGTTCCAGAACTTTGACACCAGACCATTCAAACCTTTCAAGGGTGTGAATGAGCACATGACCATGCCCTGTGTGGTGGCTGTACGAGTTACTATTTCAGAGAAGAATTCATCCGGAGGCTGCTCATCAAACACTGCCAGGTTCAGTTTGAAACCCTGCAGTTGACGCACTTCCTGTGTGTAGTTGGCAAACAACAAATAACTCCGGCCACCTGTGACATGGCGTATCTCCACACCAATGCAGTTGGCACCGTCCGACCGCATGGTGTCCTGATCAATGGCGTCTCGGGGTATGGCACCAGAGCCAATGTTGTCTCGCAGTTTGACATCGGGTGTGCCCAGCAGTTCATTCTGCAGCACCAGGGCCACCTGACTCCAACCTTCTCCTGCTACCATGGCAGTGATGGGACGATCATAACGCCGACCCTGCCACCACGCAGGATACTGTCCAGTCAGGTGCATGGCAGTTTCGTAACAGGTACTTACTGTTTTGCCAATACGGTTGGCTGCCAGGATGCCTCTACGGTCGCTGATGGTAGTGAAGAATGACTTTTGGTGGTCAAATGGACGAAAGTATTTCAAAGCATTGTAGCGCATGTCATCGGCCACTGTGATCGCAAGATCGCGAAATTGCTCTTGAGTCACATGGTCAAACTGTGAGAGACTGGTGGGAGTGAGGTTGTGTGAGTCGCATACTGACCGCACAGCACGCCGCATGAGCACAGTGGCATCAATCATTCGAACAAGCCTGTGGCCTGCAATGGATGAGTCAGAGCATACCAGGCCTCTATGCGTGATCGAGCAATGGCCACATAGGCAGGATCCAGTTCGCAACCAATGTAGGTCATGCCCAGTTCCACAGCGGCACAGCCAGTGCTTCCTGAACCGTTGAATGGATCCAACACGGTGCCACCTGGCGGTGTGACCAGTCGAATCAGATACTTCATTAGTTCTATGGGCTTGACTGTGGGGTGGTTGTTGCCACCGCCGTGTTGTTCTACTAACTTTTGTAGCACAAGATCAGGAACTTTGTTGCCCAGGGTATCTACCATATAACCTACACTTGTGTCATTGGGATCATCATAGGACAAGGTGTATCCGTGTTCTCTGGCTATTTCATACATGCCTTTGGCTACTGGAAACCCAATGTGTCTTTCTCTGCGGCTGACCTTGGGGCAGTAGAAATACTTTTGGTAGTCTGGGATCTCACCTACAACATTGGAAGGGAAACGGCCTGCTGTATTTTGTTCCCATTTTTCTACATCTTTGTTTATCTTGTGGCCTCTGCCAGGACCATCAACATTATTTTCTGCATTGAAGTTTGTAAATGTTGCAGCATTACCAGCACCTGCAGAAAGAACATCATCAGTGGGTATTCTTGTGGCATCAATGTTTAGGGCACCCACACCCCACTGTTGACAGTTTTTGGCTATAGATAGTTTGATGGGCTTGCGGGCCAGTGCTATGGGTTCATGGGCAGGTTTGAGTTGTGTGCCCCAACCATTCCATTCATTATTCTGTAAGTCTGGCTCCCAGGGACGAATACAGTCTGCTCTATCATCTGGGCACTTCTTCCAAATTGGTCCTGTTGATTTATCACACATCTGACATCTTGGTGATCCAGTTGTGCTGTTTGACACATTACGATTATCATCTATGACAGGTAGATAAGTCTTTGTGTTCTTAACTTTTTCTTCACTGCGGGCAATTGATTTTCCAATGTCTTGTGATTTGGGAAAGCCTGAACTATAGATCCACATGATCTGATCACGGATCTCAAAGCCAGCTTGTTCTAGAGTGATAGCAAGATGGTGATAGGTTCGTGCGGCACTGAAGGCCAGAATGTGTCCTCCAGGTTTGAGCACACGCAGACATTCTTGGTAAGTTTCTAACGCACCTGTGTTGGCGTCCCATGCTTTGCCCAGGAAGTCTATGCCGTAGGGCGGATCTGTCACAATGGCGTCTATTGAATTGTCCGCAAGAGTTTTCAAGGTGTGGCGGTTGTCACCTGTTAAAATTTGATACTGCATGTGATTAGGCCTGTGTGGGCCAGTTCAGCCGAACTTGTTCTAATGACCACAGGGCACTCGCAAGACTCTCTATCTCACCGGCTGTGGCTGGCCATGAGTCAGGATTTGACAAGTCCATGGTACCGGGCTTGATCAGGCAGTTCTGCAGGCGTTCCGATATCAAGCGCATGTTGTGTTCAATGTGGCCGGGAAAGCGTTGTGTAAATGCTTCACGGTTCACAGCATTGACCTTTTGCATTATTCGAGTTTCGTCCGCACGGCGTGACTCCACGGCATTGTGTATCATGCCGTCTCGGATGACATGGTCCGTGGTCATGTGGTCAGGTCCCAGGGATTCTGTGCAGCCGCACGGTCCAGACTGATAAAGTCACGATCAATGTATCTCAACCATTGATTGGTGGTGTTGTACTTCATGCTCTGCATCATGGCCTTGAGTCGGCGACCAATGGGAGTCATGGAGCCATCTTCACGCTGCACAATCTGTTCGCCTGTTCTGGGATCAACCCACTTGATGATCTCAGGACGGATGCGACCAAACTTGTCCATCTTCTCACCCTGGGGGCGCGGTTCAATTGGTCCCAGCACTTCATAGGTGATCACGCCGGTGGTGTACTTGCGAAATGTGCAGTGCATGCGGATGCCCTTGGCATGATACTCAGGATCCGAGTGTGGTACAAAGGCCGTGAAGAATTCATTCTGCAGTGTGGATCTGTCTGGGATTTCGGGATCTCTTGGCGGTAGTTCTTTCATGGGCTCTTCTGGCACCATGTCGGCCTTCTCCAGGTAGGGATTGCCTGTGCCAATGAACCGGGGATCAACTTGGGTGCCATTCAGCACTGCCATGGCCACTTCGTATTTGAGCTTGTTGGCACGGCCTTTGAGATTCAGCACCACTTGTGTTTGGTCAAACACAAAGCGTTCCAGATCCGTGGCAGTGGGAAAGTCTGTCATGAGACCTTCGATATCGTATTCAGGTGAGGTGGCCTCACGCACGGTCTGGATGTCTTGCTGGGCTTTAGGGGTTCTGGGCCGGGCGGGCACTGCTGCTGCAGGTGCATCCTCCCAGGGATTGGCTGCGGGGGTGGGTGTGGTTTTGTTCATGTCATTTCCTTATCTTAAACAAATTGAACACTGCTGACCCTATGCCAGCAGTGTGGGGGTTACTTAATAACCTGAAGTGGCGCCTACAGCACCTTTTCTTGCGGCACTGCTGCGTTGTGGTCGGGCAGCGTTGCCCCGGGTAGGTCCACGACCAACATTGGTGTCAGCGTGTAGGCCTTCCACTGCTGGGTCTCTAAAGCCTTTCATGCCACGACCGCGAGCCGCAACTGCGTCGGTGATCATGGTGGCCAGTGCGGCCTTTTCTGAACCAGTGCGACTTTTCTCACTCATGAAGTCAGCTCGCTTGGTGCCTGGGTTTTCATTGCCTGTGGTTGGGCCACGCCGTTGGTTGATCTCCCGGGCCTGCATGTTTTTAGTTGATGTTCTCATTGGGTTTTCCTTATTTGTACTGTGTCACACCAGGTGTCACATACACATTGCCTGTGCCAGTATGTCCAGCAGCGGATATGTAAAGATTGCCTGTTTGGTATCGTGAATCAATGGCCAACATGGCATAGCCATATGGTGGAATGATTGTTCCAATACCATTGGCTCCTGAATCTGGCACTGAAGCATTGGTGTTGGCAGGATCAAAACTATAGTTCACTGCCACAATGTTGGCAGCGTCTTCATTCACACAGTACAGCACATTGGGCATGCCAAATGCACCAGTGTTAAAAGTCACACTGGTGTCTGTTGAATCGTCAGTGTAGGTAATCACTATGCTATTGCCCTGGGGAAGAAATGGTATCATTGTGGCGCCTTAGTATTGTTTCTTGGGACCGTAGTTGAAGTCACTCTGTCCCTGTGCTGTGGTGGGACGGCTGCCTTTTTCGGTCCGGCCATAAGCGGGACCACCACCTTGACCAATGCGGATCTTGTCTGGATTGGCTGGTGATTTGGCCATCCGTGTGCCACCAGGTGTGCGAACCTGATGACCACGGTTGATGTTGTCACGGACTGAGCCTTGTGCGGGCAACTTGGGTGTTGGACTTGTCATGGGCTTGCGGTCTGAGTCCTTGGTCACTGAGCGTGACAGGTTTCGGGGCATGTCGCATGAGCCATCATTGCCTGTGCGGTTGGGTGCCTGTGCTTTTTGCACCAGGCGACCATCATTCATGTGGCCTGACCATTGGTTGGTCTGGAACCGTGTGCTGCGGCTGGGAGCCATTGACTCCATGCCATCAAAGTTCATGTTGGTGTCTGACTGTGTTGAACGATTTTTCATTTCATCTTTCCTTTAGACATTTTGTCTCGTTTCATTGTGGCCGACATTTTCTCTCCGGCCTTTTTCTTTTTACCTGCCACTGCGTAGGCAATGGCCACTGCTTGTTTCATGGGTCGGCCAGCCTTCAGTTCAGTCTTGATATTCTTTTGGAACGCCTTGGGTGATTTTGATTTGTCTAATGGCATGTTATTTCTTCCTTGGTTTCTTCACAGTCTTTGCACTGGCTCTAAACGCCGCTGCGGTTGGTGCGCCCCGGCTACCAGTCTTTCTCATGCGTTCTCCTGAACCTGCCGCAATGCGTTCACGCTTGGCTCTGATGTTGGCATACAATCCAGGTTTCTCTTTCATACAACTATTTAGTCCTTGGTGGCTATACTGGTGATTTGGCGTATGGCTTCTGCGAATGCTGCCTGCTTTTGTGCAACGGCATCTTCAGACTCCACAGTGGTTATCTCACTCTTGTCGGCCAACAGTTTGTTCATGAAGGCCTTGTCGTAGTCTCGCACACCGTTCCAGTCAGATCGATCAATGGCCTGAGCATAGTTCAAGGCCAGGAGTTCACCGTAGCTTTTGCCTGTGACCAGTTCAATGTTGGCCATGAGGTCTTCCAGGCGCACCTTGGTGGTTGAACCTTTGGGTCGTCCGCCACCCTTGCGAGCACCTCCGCGTGTGGGTGCCTTCTTGGTGTACACACGCTTGGCGGGTTGATCTGTTTTCTTTTCCGTGAGCATGCGATTACTTATCAGGTTTTGACAATTTGCCTAAATACTGACTATGAAACTGCCCAAACTCAAATACTACTGCATGGCCATGCCCGAATCAGACTACCAGGCATTTGCTGACACCAGACGCATTGAACCTCGTGGTCAGACCAGCGTGAATCCTGTGACAGGCGCAGTCACCGCCCTGGCTGCACATGTGTATCTCTATGCCACACCACACATAGCAGACACACGCTATCGACAGCTGAATCATTGGGATTTACCCCTGTGGGTGTTGCGCATACCTGCGGCCTGCATTGATCGCGCCAGATTGGAGTCAGCACCAGATCCTGCCGGCATGTGGATCTTGAGTCACGCCATCTCAGTGCCACACTGTGGAGTAGAACGGTTTGAACTGGCACCCAGGGCTGCGCCCCGAATCATAGCCCAGTCATGCCGCGCTTGAACCAAACACGCACCGGCTATCGTCGCCTGCAGAATGGCCACTGGCAGGCACGGCCACCCGTTACACAGCCATTCCCACCCCAAGTGCAACAGTTCATACTCAGCCACGCTCAAAAACTTGATCAAATCGCACACGATCCGGAGTCAATTCAGTCATGTGCATCTGCCAGTCAGTGTGACCACACAGGCGATTCCAACGACCCACCATGGCTTCGGGCAGATCACGACCCTCAGTCAACTGAGTCAGCATGTCTGTCAGCAGTTCCAGCGGAGTGTAGTATTCACCTGGTCGACTCTTGCGAAACCGTTTTAGGGGTTGATTCAGCCACTCAGCCCAGTCTGCGTTCTCATCACACACCTGATCTATAGCCGAGCCAATTGAGGCCAACCACTGGATCAAGCGGTCGCTCTGTGCTGGGGTCATTTTGTAGTAGGTGGTGGCATAACGCACACCTGGGCGTGGTTCCAGTTGCAGTTGTGTTCTATATTGAAATGTTGCCATTGTTGTGTTCCTTTTGGTTGTGTTTACTTAAAATTTCTTTCAAATGGGGTGATTGGATGGTGGGTGGATTGGTTTTGATTTGTTCCAACAAGTATCTAAGTTTGTTATCTTGCGCAGAACCATAATTGGCATTGGGACCATACAGGCGGTTATGGTGCCACCATTGTTCATGCTCTGGTGGTATGCCCAGACGGTGATTTTCTCGAACATTTCTTTGTCTTGTGCGCACACGACCATTCAAGTAATATTGCTCGCCGTGCAGGCGTTCCATCACCATCAGTTGATCCAGTGTGAGTTGTTGTGCCATGTTATACACCTCCAAAACGAGTCAAGGGCAAGTCATCCAGCCGGGGTGCTTGCTGAGCACTGACCACTGTGCCCCATCTGCCCTGTGTGTGATAGTACTGTTGCTGTAGATCAGTCAAGGCTGTGTCCATCGCTATCACCTGTTCTTCGCCTTCCAAATACAACATCACACTGGTCACCAGATTGTGCTCCAGGCGTGCCACCACCAAGGTGTCATACAACCAGGCGCTGCGCCTGCCTCGTTGATGCAGTCGGCCCACACACACTGTGCGATCTTGAGAGTCCTGCAGTTCTTTTTTTACGGTGTGTAGGTAACTGGCAAAATGTTCTGAGTCATGTTCCCTGGCTCGCACTTCACGCATGCGATCATAGCGTTTGAGTTCTGCTGTGACCAACTGACAAGCACCCTGTGCGGTCCATTCGGGCTTTTGCAGGGTCACTGCCAGTTTGACACCTTTTGTGGTTCTGGCATGCTGCACAGCGATGCCTGAATAGCGAGAACAAACATCTCGCGGGCTGATAACATTACCACTCTCTTCCGGCGACGCAGTCGCTGACTCCAAGGGAGAGTTGCAGGAGGCAACAGCCAAAGGAACAGAGGCTTGCCTCTGGGCCAGCAGGCAGGTCTCGTCAGAGACCTCAACCCCATTCACATCTTCGCTGCTGAGCTGAGATGAATAGTTTTTTCTTTTAGTCTTTTTGTCTTTGTATTGTTCTCGCGAGCGAGATATTAGTTCTCGCTCGCGCAGTAGTTGTCGTATATCCGTATCTGTGATCATGATTATCTCCTTTGTTGTGATCGTTCTACCTCTTCAAGTGCTATTATTTATTATTTTCCATAAAAAGTCAAATAATACGGTAATTTCTGGCAACATACTAAATACACATGTCAGGACTGAAGGATCTCTGGTCAATCGCAAACAGAGTGATAAACGCAGTCTGAAGTGGGCAGACCCCTCAAAAAATCTCTCCAAAGGTAAAGTGTTGGCGTGATCGTTCCGAGGTCCTTTTCAAGTTGGTTCCATTGCCATGGTTCCTGTCCTACCCCGCTCTTCAGCCCTGACACCCCGATTGTTGTGATAAGACAAAGCCCCTCAGAGGGGCTTTCGTTATCGGTCTTGGTAATTCCGGCCGCGTTTGTTCTTCTTCATGACCTGGTGTATGGTTGATCTGTTGCCCAGGGTCAGGTGATCAGGATTCACACAGGCCATGTTGGAACAGGTGTGTATCACATACTCATCCACAGCCAAGGCACGACCCCACTTGATGCGTCCAATCACACGATGCACTGTGGTCATGATCTTGGTGCCATCCAGTCTCCAGGCACCCACCAGACCATAGCCCTGACGGTGTCGACCTGCTGTCCAATTCACACAACCATTGGGGCCTGGTTCCTGGTGTCTTGCGACAAAATTCAAATTGCACCAGAGATCAAATATCTGTGTGCGTAATTCTGTTTGGGGTCTTCTGGCCATGTGGTTCTCCTTGTGGTGTTATTTATTGTTAATAAATAAACACATGAAATACACATGGCTGCCAGCCGCAGGAGAGGACATAGTTCCTATTGTTGCTATTGCACAAACACACTTTGAGAGTGAGATCGACGACATCTTCCAACCTGATCCTGTGGCCTACAGCAGAAATATAGCCACGGCAGTTGTCAACCAATTTTACACACCAGGGTCAGAATTGATCTCTGTTGCTAAAAGTGCGGATACTGGTGCTATCTTGGCTTATCTGTGGACAATACGCAATCAACGAGCACCGTGGTCAGATGAAGAAATGTCAATGACACGCATGATACATGTGGACATGTCACAGAGTTCACGCACAAGAATTGGCCTGGTCCGGGACATGATTGACATCCAGGAGGCTTGGTGCCGTGCCTATGGTATTAAAATTGTGTGTTCAACCACCATGCGACATGAGCAGGCTGGCTTCGTGGAACTGCATCGCCGTGCTGGCTACTCAGTTCGTGGCAGCTATTGCTATCGCAGATTAACCTAGGGTTGAATCCAGCATCCAGATTGATTTGGCCAAGTCCAGCACTTGATCCTGGGCATAGTTGGCTATTTCTTCGTGACCTTCTGCACCAGCCACTGCCATGAGTTCTTCATAACAGCCCTTGAGGCTTTCGAGATTGTCACGCACTGTGCCCAATAGGTCTTCACTGTCTCCGTCAACTTCATCATCACCAATTTCACTTGCATCTACGATCTCCTGTATGCTTCTGGGTGCAAACTCACCCACTGTACGAATCAATTCACCCAGCTGGTCTATCTGTGCCTGGCGGCGTTCATACACACCCTGCAACAACTTGTGATCCGATCTGAAGTTTCTGCCCACAATGTTTAGGTGTGCGGTGTGACTGCGGAAATACACCACAAAGTTGTCGTTGAATACTTGTGTTAGTTGATCTGCTGTGTTCATGGTTTACCTTGTGATAGAGGGTGGCATTGCTCGGCGACGACGCAGTTCTTCATCTTCACCTTGATTCAATCCACCTGAATAAGTGAGAGCTTCAAGTGCAATACCACCTTTTAATAATTTATCCAAGGCCAAGCGTTGTACAATGTTTCGAGCATTAGTAATTTGTGGTGCTGTCTGCGGCGTTTTTGGAGGTTGTGCCAGAGCTTGCATTGCAGGTGTTTGCATGGCTTGTGGACTAATAGGAGCCGGCGCTGTACTCACCATATTTTGTGCAACGGCTTTTGATCCTTGACCCATGGCTCGCAATGCCTGTTGTGAAGCAGTGGGAGGAGGCAAACCATGTGCTACGGCTGCCATATCAGCAACGGCTCCAGTTATGGGTCTGGCCATGTACTGACGAGCAATGTCCATAGGCAATTTTTGCAACACAGGTGCTGCGGCGTTGTATGCAGGCATTACATAAGGTTTGGCGGCTTTGGCAGCTTTAGAAGCACCATACAGCAATCCTGCACCAGCAGCCACAGTGCCTGCTGCACCCACAGCATCTGCTGTGCTAAAACCGCCTGATGATTCAGGTTGTGCAGCAGGCGCAGGTGGTGCAGCGGCTGTGTCTTCAGACAAGGCTTTTAGTGTGGCATCACTGAGTCTACTGTAATCATCCTTGGCAATTGCATCTAACTCTTCATCAGACAATGTGGAATAATCTAATGCCATATTATTGTCCTTTTTTCCGGCGTTCTAATTCGGCTGCTGCCTTTTGAGCAGGTGTTAGATTACCAGCAGCACCTGGTTCTTTCACATCAGGATACAATGGGGTCAAACCCAGTTGTTGGCGTTCTCTGTTGATTCCACGCTTTAAAATGTCTGTATAAATTTTGGCATTTTTCTTGAACTCATCTTCTGTGATGTAACGATCACGCAAGGCATTTACGGCCTGTTTGGCCTGTGCACCTTCAACTTCAGTAATACTGCCGCCGCCACGCAGGCGTTCAAAACCTTGCAAGAATGTGTCAGCGTCAATTTGATTGTACAACTGGCGTGCTGCTCGTGCATCTGTAAGTGGTATATTTAAAATACCTGTGATACCTGGAACCCCCACAATATCTGCAAATCCTGGATGTTTGATAAATCTATCAATCAAGTCAAGACTGTCTTGAGCAGCGGCCTGCTTGGCTGGTAGTTCTTCTTCACGCTTGTCAAAGCGTTCTTTTTGTTTGGTCCAGTTGGCTAATTCAGACTTGTAGGTGTCTTGTGCTGATTTGTTTCGGGCCTTGGCAGATTCTGCTGTTTCACCTGGACCTGGATCAACAGGAGATGGTTCAGTAGGTCTTGGACCCAGTTGACCAATTGTTGCTTCACTTCTTTGTGCTGGCGCAGGTGTTGGTCGAGCCGCAGGTGTTGGTTGAGCCGCAGGTGCTGGCCCGGTTGTGGGTGCTTGCGGCACTGTGGCAGGTGCTTCTCTCACTGGCACAACAGGCACACGACCTGTTAGGCTGCCTGCAGCCATGCCCAGTTCTTGTTCAATTCTGTCAGCAGGCACGCCGGCTGCAACCAAGGCCTGTTGTCTTTGTTGCATAGTGGGATTTGGAATGCGTTTTTCCAATGTTTTGATAGCACCTTCCACACGACGATCTTCGGCCTTTTGTTGTGTTTCTTCTTTTTTGCTGGCTGTTTTTTCTGCAGCCAATGTTTTCCTGTTTTCTAATGCAGTGAATGCTGGTTCAGGAATCAGTGCAGTCTTGTTGCCAGTGTAAACTTTGCCACCACTCATGTAACGCATGGTGCCATCGCTGAGCACTTGTTCTGTGACAATTTTTTTAGTGTCTGGATCAATTAGGGTTTGGGCACTGTGTACTTTCTTACCACCCAGGGCATTTAATGAACTTAGTTCATCGCTTGTGAGTGGTGTGTCATCCATATTTGTTGCTTCTAGGATTTTACCACTCACAGCAGATTTCTTCACTTGCACAGCCCTGGTAGAGCCATCTTCATTGGTAATTGTGGTCAGTTCGTATTTGCTGGGCAAAATTCCCAGTTTTTCTGCTTCTACATCTGCCATGCGATTGTCAATGGCTCGCAAGAACACAAACTTTAACCATGAGCCTTCTTCGCCTTTGGCTCCACGACCTTGCATGGCGTTGGCAATAGCCTTGCCATCACCTGACGCAATCAGTTCATCTCTGCGGGCTTCGGCACGGCTTAGGTTGCGTTCAGAGTTCAGCAATTCAGTGGCCCGTTCACCGGCTCGTCTGCGTAAGGGTTCTGGTATGCTGGTGTCACTACGATATTGTAACAGAGCACCTGGATCATCTTGAATGGTCTGAAAGCGTTGTTGTGCTTCAGGCAGTTGTGTGCCTTGAGTCAAGGGTACACTGGTCATTCCAGGCACCTGAATGCCTGTACTGGGTTGACCCTGTGCTAGACTGTATAGACTGCCTGGTGCTAGTTCTGGTTCAGCAGGAGCAGGAGCAGGTTGTTGTGCTGGTGCTGCAGGAGGTTGTTGTTGTTGTGCTGGTGCTCCAACTTTTACTCGTCCACCTTCCATGCGCACTGGACCGCCAGTTTTTTGCACATAACCTTGTGTTTCTTTGGGCAAGTAATCCACAGGTGAACCGCCCTCCATCATAGATCGTCTGATGGCAGCGTCTACTGCTCCAGGACCTGCATTGTAAGCAGCACGAGCCAGTTCTGGCTGTCCTGGATACTTGTTCAGCATGGCTTGATAATATTCTTGACCCACACGGTTGTATTCAGCAGGTGTTTGATCAGCAGCAGGACGCACACCATAACCAGGATTTCGAGCAGTGGCTGGCATGACCTGTGCAGCAAACATGGCACCTTTGGGACTGGTGATGGGACGACCCTGTGCGTCAAAATCTCTGTTGCCAGATTCTACCTGCAACATGCGATCATAGTTGGGTGGCATCACAGTGGGTGTACGGGGATTGGCAGCACTCAAGTCTTCAACTGAACCTTCAATCTTCATTGTTTGTCGACCAGTGCGTGGATCAGTTGTGATGGTCTGCTTGACTGGTTGCATTTTGTCTTGAACGGGAGCCACAGGTGCAGTCACAGGTCCAGCAGCCTGTGCGGCTGCTTCTGCTTCACGCTGAAGTCTCAGACGCTTTTGTTCTTCTGTTTCCTGTGCGTAGGGATCCACGGCGCTGAAATCGCCCATGTAATTGCCCATTGCATCTGTTGAATAATCCATTATATTATACCTTATTTGAAGTCAACGCCAAAATTGTAGCCTGTCTTGCTTATTTTGCTGCCTTGAGTACCGCTGAAATCTGGGTTGTAACTGGCACTAGGTGTTCCAAATATTACTGATGCATACTTGTTGTATAGGTCTTGTGGCACCATTGAGGCTGAAACACCTTGACCAGCAGCGCCAATGGCTTGACCCAGTCCGCCTTGACCTAACTGTGCTAGAGTTGAACCAACTCCGGCTCGCTGTGTTGCAATGTCACGCAACACGCCAGCAGCGGCTGCTTGTTGTTGTGCTTGTGTTTGGCCAGCCAGTTGTGTTTGTGCTAGAGCACTGCGGCTGGATCCCAGATTGCCTGCACCACCAAACGCTGCCTGTTGGTTGGCCAAATTTTGCTGATACTGCATTTGTGCAGGCATCAAGGCTGCGTCCAATTGCTGCTGTTCGTAATTGGGGTCAAACAGACTTTGTAGGCCTGTGACGCCGGTGCGCAGGGCTGATTCGCCTGTGGATCCCAGGACTTCTTGTCCTTGGAATGCAGTGCCTGCTAGGTTCTGTGCTGCCTTGGTCACACCTGGAGCACCTGTGTTGTACAGTTCTGTAGCACCCTTCACAGCACCTTGATAGGTAGGAGCAATGGTTTGAGTAAAAAACTCGTTTTGTGCTATGATTTGTTGACGCTGTTCAGGTGTCAACTCTGGTGTGGTAACTTGTGTGCCACCGGATTTTCCAAAACTCATTGTGCTTCTCCTGCTGATTTAATATTTAGTGTATTCATGGTTTATAGCCTTTTTGTAGGTTTATCTGGCGGCCACAGGTCCTGTGATGAACTGATTCAGATATTGATTGAGGTCAGTGGGTGTGTACATCTGTTGCAGCCCAAATGGTACTGCAGGTGCATTGGGCACCTGATTGTACAAGGCCTGGTCAAATTGGGGGCCTGGCTGATAAGGACGCTGTCCATAGTAGTACTGACTCTGCACAGGTGAGCTGGTGTTGTAGTATGGTGAAGGTTGGATGAATCCTGGATTCAGGCCTGGATTGAAAATTCGACCAACATCACCAAAGCCTAATGGTGTGACAGGACCCAACACTCGAGGTTTGGTGGGATCTTCTGGCACAGGTGGTGTGGGCACAGGCACATAAGGTGTAGACGGCGTGATCACTTCAACAGGTGCAGGCGGTGGTTTGGGCGCAGGTGGTTCAACCACAGGTGTGGGTGGTTGCGTCACAACAGGAGTCACAGGAGGTGTTGGTGTGATTGGGGTAGGTACCAGGGGTACAAATGGGTCAGTTTCTCTTTGACCAGTGACCACAATGGTACCATCATCTTGTTGCCCAGGCACTGTGACTGAAGGATTGGTCACTGCAGGATTGGTAACTGGAGCAGCAGTTCCACCAGGAGTTTCAGGCACTGCACCAAAGCGTTCAGGTGTACCAAAATTACTAAAAGATCCATCAGGTAAGGTAGTCTGAAAACCATCATATGTCAAGCGTGTGCCATCTGTGCCAATGAATATTTGATTGGTGGTGGGTGGAGTTGTGACCACAGGTGGCGTTGTGACCACAGGTGTTGGGGGTGTGACAGGCACTGGTAGGGGTGTACTTACCTCAGGTCTTGGCGGTTCCACAGGTAGCGGTGGTGTTTCAGGTGGTGGTGTGGGCGTACTCACCTCAGGTCGTGGTGGTCCCACAGTTTGACCAGGAGGAGTAACTATACCCATAAAATCACCGGTGCCAGTGTACAATTCACCGATGGGAGTGACATATATGGGTCTGCCATTTTGATTGCCATAAACTTCACTACCAGGCGGCATCCAAACAGGCACTGTGGGTGCAAGGGAAGCAGGTGGAGCAGGTGGCAATGGAGTTGGAGTCACCGTAGCGGGTGGCGTCACAGGCGTAGAAACAGCTGGTTGTATTGGCCCCACAAATTCACCTGGAGGTGTTGTGTACACATAATCCGTGGACGGTGCAGGAGGTCCCACCACTTCACCAGGGGGTGTGGTGTAGGTGTAGCCTGTGTCAGGTGTGACTTCCACAGGTGTGACTGGTCTGCTGGGCACAGTGGTATCTTGCACAGGAGTAACGGGTTGCAGTGCGGGAACTTCCCAGGCATTGGCTGCGATATTCACCCTTGCACGACCAGCGTCAATGTCTGCTTGTGTGGCCAAAGTGGCACCTTCACTCAATGGTCCTTTGAGATAGGATTCCTGACCAACTCTTGCAGTTATTCCGCCAATTTCAACTTTAAAAGGATCTTTGCTGGCAGTTTGAGTGCCACTGCTGACATCTGGTGCTCGGGCATAGGTTATCACACGACCATTTGCATCCAGGGTGTTGCCAGTTGCAGCTTCATAATAAGTGGTCCGACCACTGGCATCTTTCACAGCCACGGTTCCTGGTGGTGCTATTGGTGCGTTGGCCAACGCTCGGTAGTCATTCCATTTGTTTTCACCAATCAGTTGATCAACATTGGTTCCTGCGTTTTGCAGGGCCACTGCTTTGTTTACATCCCAACCATTAGAGGCCAATTTATCTATGGTTTGGCCTGACAGTGTGCTGTTGATCGCAGTGTTCACTTGACCTTTGGTTACCAAATTGTTGATGGCTGTGGCACCAACATCTCGGCTCAGCAGCTGACTGGCCTGATCCACACTAATCCTGCCTGTGTTCACAAGATTACTGGTGTTGGCAATGTCTGCAACACTGGCACCGCCGCGCATGAGATCATTGATCTGGCCTTCAGCAAATTTGGTGTTGCTCAGACTCACAAGATCTGTGGCTTTGACACCCACACTGGCCAGGTCCTGCAGGTCAGCTGCGTCATAGCCCACACTCATGAGTTTGGTCACATCAGTGGGTGCATATCCAGCATCTTTGTAGGTGGCGGCCTGATCCACTGTGATTGTGCCTGCTGTGACCATGTCTCTGTAGGGAATTGAGTCGGCCAGATTTTGCTGTTGTTCAGTCATGACCTGACCAACTTCTCTTGGAACCACATAGTCTGTGTTGTCGTAAACCTTGCCTAGACTGTAATCTGCTCGTTTGGTTGCAGCAGCATTGTTGGCAGCGTTTAGCAAATTGTTACTGATCACATCTACACTTTGGCCACGCATGGCATCTGCTGCTGCGTTGGCAGCAAACTGGCGACTGGCACCTGTGGCTTCCAGGTGCAGTTGGATATTTGTTTGGGAAAGACCTTGATTTTTCAGTGCCACAGCGTCTCGTGCCAGCAGTTGACTGTCTTCGGCTCGCAGCAGGATATCACTGTTGTTGCCCAGGGTCACACTGTTGGCAATGGCATCCTTGCCTGAATTCATCACCTGATAGCCTGTCTTGGCTGCGTATTCAGCCAGGATCAAGGCCACTTGTTCTGTTGAATTGTTGGCCATAATGCTCTTGGCTGCTAGATCAGCGTGTTGTGTGCTGACACCTTGTGCTTTGAGTGCATTGGCTAGTTGTGTTTGAGTTAGACCGGCATTTTTGTATGTTTCTGCATCAGCAGCCACCACAAGGCCACCATCAGCAGTTTTCTGACTAATGTTGAGTTTGTTTGTGGCTATCTTGTCGTTGATTGTTTGATAATAGTTCTTGGCCAGGGTACCCAGATATGCAGTGGCAGCGCCTGTGGCAGCGGCCTTGAATACATCTCTAACACCAGCACCACGAGCAGCAGCAATACCACCTGACACTATGGCTGATCCCAGGTAACTTTGCACAGCAGGACTCAGTTGAGCACCTATCAGTTCATTGGCTTTGGCACCCAGAATAGGTGTAACATAACTGGCAGCAGCACCCAGTGCAGCACCTTTGATGGCCTGTTCAAATGTGCCACCTGAGGCCAGGGTCACACCTGCACTGAGCGCAGCCGTACCCACCACAGCAGCAGCAGTGCCTGTGGCACCAAACCAAGCACCCACAGCAGGAATGGCCGCAGGAAAGAATATGGCCACAGCAGGAATGATAACAGGTGCCAGTGTTTTCACCAAGGGCTGAACAGTTTCTCTCCAGACATTTTTCACACCATTCCACAGGTCACTGAAGAAGTCAAATTCTGGTAGGCCAGTGTCAGGATTTAAACTGCCTGAACCACCGCGTGATTCCAACAACTGAGCTTCTTCAGGCGTGATGTGTGCCAGTATGGTATCGTTGCCGCGACCCTGTGATTGTAATTGTTGTGCTAGGTCCATCATTCCCATGGTCATTGTCCTTGTGGTGGTGTGGGCATTTCACTGTCGGGCAGTGTTTCTGCTACCTTGCCAACGGTGGCCAACATGGCCAACATTTGTGGATCAGGTTTTTTTAAGTTTTCTTCTGTGTCAAGTCCACGATCAACCATGAATTTCACAAACATGGGATACTTGCTCTTGTCCATCAAGGCCATTTCAGCCTGGCGTCCAACTTCGGCATAGGCCCAGGCCGGAATGCCTGATTGTTCAATCATGTCAACAATTTGTTTGGTTGCGGCCTCGCGTGTTTGAGGATTGGCCATGAGGTTTTGGGTGCGGTTGTTGGAACCAAAAGTCTGGCTCACAAAGTTGGGAGTGCGGAGTTGGCGTGATTTTTTCATATTGTATATTTAACTTGATTAGGATAACCAGGTGGGTTTGACGGGCCAAGTCACTGTGACCGGGAAGTCAGGCTGTTGAGGCACTGCCAACAAGGCCAGTCGATATTCAATCAGTTCCTGTTGTTGTTCGGCGGAGAGACTGGCATACCATATGGGATTGATACGATCAATGTCTCCAAGCAATTGGTTGCGTTCATTGCGATTTGCAAATTCAGCCGCAGCATGATTCAATTGCCAAGACTTGGAAACATAATCAAAGTCATGTGGCGTCAAGGCAGTGCTGGGATCAGGTGGCATGGCCACAGGCACACCCGATTCAATGTAAAAACCCCTGGAGTAGTCTCCTTCAATCCAGGATTTGTCTGACAAGTTGGCTGCAAAATGTTCCTCAGCAGATATGTCATACACCAAGTCAACAGCACCAGTGTCAGGGTTATAAGTGGTATATTTCATCGTTTGAGTACCTGTCCAATAAGTGCGCCATAAGAACTTGACATAGTGGTAGTTCTGGTTTGAGAACCAGATACCACAACAGCACGAACAGTCCACAAATAAGTGTATATGCCTGAAATTTGAATATCTGATTCGACCCAACTGATCACAGAAAAATCATTTGCAATGGCAGGAGAATATGTTTCGCTAAGATAAGTGTACACAGTTTCATAACTGCCTGGAGGAGATTGTGGTGTATTTCTAAGCAATTGATATTGAAAACACTGACTGGGATTTCCATTGGTCCAAGTTGCATTTAATTGGCATGCACCACTGATATAAATTGAGAAGCCAGCCAATATATTAATTGCAACTGGTCCTGCCAATGTATAACCATTTGTGGGAGAACTATTGTTCACTTGAACACCAATCACAACATTGCTATTTCTTGTGGTTGAAGCATTGGTACTGATTGATGCAGCAACAACTGTTTCAGTTTGCACAGTGTTGGCAATCAATGTTCCAGCAGTGACAAGGCCAGTCACACTGAGATTGCTGCCAATTGACAAATTTCCACCAATTGACACATTGTTACCAATGCTTGCACTATCACCAATACTGACACTGCCACCAAATCTAGCTGCACCATCAGTGTATCGCAGCCAATAACCTGAACTGGTGTTGCTGCCTAAAGTGGCAGTGTTGCTGACAATGTTGCCAGTATACAAATAACTGGTGCTGATGTTGTTGGCTGTGATGGTGTTGGCAGCAATTCGATTGCTTGTGATAGTGCCAGTAGCAATCTGCGAGGCTGTGATGGTGTTGGCAGCAATTTGATTGGCTGTGATGGTATTACCAGCAATCTGTGTGGCTGTGATTGTGGCAGTTTGAATATTGGTTGCTGTAATAGTATTGGCAGCAATTTGCGAGGCTGTTATTGTGCCAGTAGCAATGTTGTTTGAAGTTATTGTGTTGGCAGCAATGTTGTTTGAAGTTATTGTGTTGGCAGCAATTTGGTTACTGGTGATAGTGCCAGTCAAAATATTGTTTGCACTAATGGTATTGGCAGCAATTTGGTTACTGG